TAAAGTTGTTGTTTGTGCACCGCCAGCAATAGATTTTTCTACATAACCAGCGATTGCTTTTTCTACAATTTGTAAGTTGGTATTAGTTTTTGTTCCCCATGTACCGGCATTTTCGCCGGTTGCCATTAGTTCTATACCTAGATCTGAAAATGTTGATGCCATAATTTAATCCTTAAGGTGTCGGTGAGTTGACTGGTATTCTAACTGTTCCATCAGTATAGTCATCTCTTCGTCTTCTACCTATTTGCTCTCCTCCAAATTTTTGTACTTCTTGTTGATATTTCTGTTCATACAAAGCTAACATATCTGCTGGCCCTTTTAAAAAACCATAGGTTTCTGCTAAACAACAATATAGCAGACCGTTTGGAAAATTCATACTAATATAATTAGTGTCATCATTTTCTAATAACGCTGGCGCTGCATTGTAGTGTATTTTGTATGCAAATGTTGCGCTTGGTGTTGGTGATACAATAATAGATCCAGAGTTTGATGAGCTTTCTCCAGTTGCTCCTGTATCTAAAATTGCATAATATTTTGGTGTACCAGTAGATGTAGTTGCTGAAATATATTCTTCTAAAAATGTTATATCTCTTTTTTCTAAATAAGTATTAGCACCAGTAAAAGTAGATCCAGTTGCAGTATAAACCTGTACTGCTCTAATAAACACAGCTCCCGCTGGCACAGTTACAGTGCCTGTTCCAGATGTAAAATTACCTGTAGATGTTTTTCTATCAGCATCAATCGGAACATCTCTAAAAATTCTATATTGCGCATTTAATATTATATTTTCTAAAACACTATCTGACAGCACTGTTGAGCTAACTTCTGTGTAGCTTCTTATCTGTGTTTTTAATCCTGATGCACTTAATCCTGCCATTATGCTGATAGACTAACTGGTCCTGCAGACACAGTTGGTCCTCCTCCTTTTTCTGTTACACTTGGAGTTGCCCCCAAACTAAAAGTGTATTTATCTGTTGTTGTAACTGTTATACTAAATCCTGAAGAGTTTTCATAGGTGGAAAAAGAAACTCCACCTGGGCTACCCTGAACATTTCTAAATCTCACAGTATCACCTGACGTTCTTCCATGATTTATTTCTGTAACTGTAACTGTTTGTGAACTTGCAGTAATCGAAAAAGGATTACTACCTAACATGGCTGCAACCTCGTTTTCAGTTCTATCTGGTCTAACATCTCTTAACCCCTGTGCATCTCCAGATCTAGATCTTAACTCTAACTGCGGATGCTTTTCTTCATATTCTGATTTATGAACAAAATGACCGTTCCATTCTTTTACCATTTCTTCATACGGAAACGCCATGCCTGATCTATCAGATATTGCTTTTGATTTTTTTCCTCTTGCAAATGCCATTATGCTCCTGGGTAATAAGTTTT